CATAGGTAGATACGGTACCACTACAAACGGAGGCATCTTATCGGGGAAAGGTGATTCTTCCATACGAATAATCACATCATTAACCCAAGTCACAATAATGGGTTCGGCTTTACCCGTACCATTGATATCCCAGAAACCACAGTACTCATAAGCCACCACTTTCTTTCGGGGGTTATCCTTGAAAGTAAAATGGGTAGTAGGTGTATCTGCAATGTTATCCGGGTCAGCTAAGGGAGATGCATTCGTTATATTGATCTTATCCAAGTTCTTGTACTTACCTGCCTTCTCCAACTCAGACTTGGAAGTCTCAAAACGGTAAATCACAAAAGACGCCTTGGACATATCCCCATTACAGGTAGGATCAATGATTACATCACCACAATTACACACTTCTACCGTTGGATGATTCTTCACTACCTTTGTGACCGTGACAGTTTCTTCACCCACAATACGAGGTTCAATGGGAACACCTTGCTCCATGGCAATAGCATGTGCAGTACGGAGTTCTTCAGGCAAAGCAAGAAACTCACTAGGAGAATCCATCTGCAATTGCATTATCTCTTCATGCATTTGAGAGTATGCAGGGTTAACTACATACTCTACCTTAGGTACTACTTCTTCAACTTCTTCATCCTCGTATGCCCAGCCTACACGTACAATTACTGTACCTTCATTAACTGCTGCACGAACGTAATCATCAACGAACTTAACCTTGTTCATCTTCGTATTGAACTGATTGTTCAGCACAATCTTATTCTGCAGTGCTGCTTTCTTATCTTCCCAAGTGAGGGGTTTGACGTTAAACAGGTCATCGGTGCTAAGAAACGGCTCACTCAAGGCAGCATACCGCCACTCTGCCTGCTTACGAATGAGTTTAGGCACAATCTTAGAACTGTTTTTGCCTGTTTTAACCACTGCCTGTCCACGTACATGGAGGTTATCCAACCATTTCGTAACACGTGCAGTCTGTTCTGTATGGAAAGGGGCAGCTTCTTCCAAATCCCCCTTCAAATCCGCCAAACTTGGGGGATTTTTCCAATTTTGTAAGGGCTTAACCTCAGGAATCTCGCCCATTTCATTGTCGTCTGTCATCATTCTTCCCCAAATTAAACCCAGCCATTACGTTTGATACGGTCAGGCTGACTCACCTGATCTACCCGGATGTTATCGCGTTCCAATGCAGCACAAGCCATCTCATATTTGGCAGCATAACTGTTGCCCGCATGAAATTCATTGGTCATACCCATAGGATTATTGACTCTACTGGCTACAAAATACAGCAATGCTTCCAAAAACTGGTAAGGCAAGTCAATTTCCACAGTGTTTGCCCGATACATCCCAGCACCTTTAGGGAGTTTAGGATGCGCTGCACGATAGGAAACCAGCAATGTATCTGTAAGATACTCTTCAGGGGTATCCGCTTCCTGATTCACAATACTCAACGGGACTTTGATGGTACCCATGCTGGGAGTCAGTATGGAATACTCATCTGCGGTATCATTCAAAGGGATTAACACATTACCCACTGTATATACCTTCTCCACTTTCATCAAGTCATCCAGAAACGGGGCATCTCCCGTATCCAGAATGTACTTGTTTACTTCTTCAGAGACTGTGTTCGTAGCAGCATACTTACGGCTGATAGGATACAGAGTTTTACCTGCAACCAATTGAAGTGTCAGCTCTCCAGCCCTGATAGGAAAGCGGGTATGAAGTGCAGCCAAACCAAGGTTGATATGGTTCAAGAGCCGATCATAGTTAGCATCATCAATGCTGCCATCACCAGAGTTCCCCATAGCCATGAGGTTAAGCTCCCCGGTAGATAGCTGTTCAAAGATTTCAGAAAGTAACATGGTATTCCCCTAAACAATGTAAGACCCTAGCCGCGCATTATCCTCTTCTTCCATCTCAATGTCCCACATTCCTTGACCAGAGGAGGAGCCTACCATAGTTACTTCTTCACTTGGCTTCCACGCTTTCATACTTGACAACATGGACACCGTATCAAGGAAGTCATCATGTTTGCTCTTAAAACCAGAGACTGAAACCAAACTCAATTCATTCAATCCTTCGGCCAGTGCAGGCTCACTCTTCTTCTCCAAAGGGAAGAACATCTTGTGTGCCTTGAATAGTGGCTGCATGGTATTGAACCGCACCAGTTTATTGGTGATAGGACGCATACCCGGCTTGTTGTCATTGTTGTCTGAAGCCAATGTAAAGAACACATTGCGCTCAATCATCTGGGTCTGAACCCACTGAATGAATCCTCCCTGTTGTCCGGTGACTTCAATCCCCACACTCTGTGGTTTATACATCTGCACCAGTCGAAACAGATCATCAATGTTCTTATCCATAAGTTGACGCTTACAAATGCCATCAACCCAGAACCAATCTCCATTGTTGTTGTATGCCCATACACTGATCACAGAGAAATCGGACTTCTCCTTCTCACTTGTAGCAAAGTCAGTAGTGATATAGAAATTAAACTTCCCTTTGTTCTGTAATACACCTTCCATAAAGTACCATTGCAGGTCACTATCCATGATCATTCGATCTTCTTCACTCATGATCCTAAGCATCAATTCCTGATTGAATGAATGGAGTTTTCCTGTCTTGACTGCATCTGCATACTGACGACTCACGTAGCTATACGTAAATCGGTCAGGCCATGAAGACCTGAAGTCTTTCTCATCCACAGGAAATTGTTCACACACTGGAAACACGTTCACATTCCATGCACCTGAACCCACTGCTTTATACAAAGGGTCTTTGGCATTGAATGGTGTACCACTCCAAATGATCATATTCTTGGTAGGATGCAAAGCATAATTCACAGCCTTGTACACCGTATCCTCTACAGCGGCAATGACAGTCGCTGATCGTGCATCTTCATCACTGATCAAGTCATCCAATACCGCTAACCTCGGACGTGTATTCAATTCCACTGTACCCCGTACACCTGTCTTTGCACCATGCCCAGTAACAACAAACTCTTTCCCATCTATATTCTTGAAATACCAACGAATATCCGTGAACTTAGCTTCAGGGAGATACGCCATAAGGAAAGGACTATTCTCTCTTCTCCTCTCAAGACGTAAGCGCATCTTCTTCACCCCATTCTCTACACTATCAGATAGATACAGGGCATAAATCACATCACCAAATTCAGGTATCTCACCATAGGTAGCAATGTACAAAAACAAGTACTCGGCCATAACTGTGGTCTTGGCAATACCACGATGACACAAGTTAATAATCCGAGCACCCCTTTCAGTCACTGTATCCAGCATATGGTAATGAACCACAGGAGTAGTATTTTCTTCCCCTGTACCTCCATTAACCAGCTTAATGAATGTCACAAACTCCAGTGCAAAATCACTGGGAACATAGTTAGGATCAATCGTGTAATCAGTGTGGTTGAGGTAGTCCTCCACCTGCCAAGGCATACCATCTGCGTGTAGTTTACTCATTTTCTATACCACTTACGTTGTTGCTCAGGTGTTTCTGTCCATGCCTTCATGGCATTGGTAATATCCCCTTCACCTACCACACCTTGTACAGTTCTGATGAAATCCCCCCACATTGTATCCCCAGGCAGAGTTCGTTTAATTTCATTCCCACTAACTTCATCCAATGTGTGTGCAGCATCAATCAGTTGTAAATACTCCTGAGAGGTAAGTTTTGCTTTAGCTATATCTTCTGGGGTAATGCTACGATCTGTCTGTAAACTTCGCGGGCCTGCATACTTGAGACTCTCACTATCTTTCTTAGCATACGGGGACGCCTTCTCCAGTATCTTTCCAAGCATGGAAAAAGAAGGTGGAGCTATTGGCCTATGCCCATAGAAGGAATCCATGTGTTCCACATCTAGATTATCTCTGGCACCCACTACATGATTACCTTCATGCCGTGCGATAGCAGCTAAATCCTTATACCCTTTCTGTGCTACTTCCCCTGAAAAGAATGCACGTTCAGATATATCTGTCTCAACATTCCTTTCAATCGCAGCAAGAATACTTCCACCAATAGCTCTATCTTGCATACCAT